GGCTGCAGCGGCGCAGTGCCGAACAGATCGCCGAAGAAAAGCTGGCCGCCGTCCGCATTGCAGATGCACTCGAGGTTCGGCGCGACCTGCGCGACAAGCTGCAGACCGCCGAGGCCCGGCGCGGCGATGGCGTCGAACTGCCACATGTTGCGCGGGTCAGCCGCAATCGTTGACGGCGTGCGGTTGGTGATGATCGACGTGTTGAAGTTGTTGTCGATGTAGAAGCGCTCAAGCAGGTTGGCCGAGCCACTGTGCACGTAGGTCAGGCTGTTCTGCGTGAACTCGTGCATCGCGCGGCTGACCTCGCGCAGGTACTTGCTGATCGACCGGTAGCCGCCGATCTTACGCGGCAGGCCGCGCTGAAAGCGCACCCACTGTCCATCGACGTAGTTATCGCCCTCGAACTTCGTGCCGTCGCGCTTGATGCCCGGCTGCGAACGTATCTGGACGACGGGCACTTAGAAGCTGCCACCGTTGACGGTGCCCGCCGGGGCCACGCCCAGCGTCGTCCACGCGTCGTTGGTCGTGAGTGCCGTGAACAGGCCGATGCCTACCGACGTGCCGCCCAGATTGACCAGCGCGCCGCCCGCCGTGGTGGAGCCGGTGCCGCCGTCGATAACAGCAACCGGCACGGCGATGCCGCCCGTCTCGGCGTCAACAACGTCGTTGCCGTTGCAGTACAGGATGGCGCGGCTACCGCGAGCGACCAACACGCCCGGCGTCTGGGTGTTCGTCCTGACGCGCAGGGTGAAAGAGCCGCCCGTCGTGCTGTTCGTCACCCAGTATTGCTGGGTCGTCTTCGGCACAATGATGTCGATGTTGCCGACAATCGCGCCCGTGAACTCGTAGGCGATGCGGTTCAGTTCCGCGCCCGACAGCGTGTAGTTGCCGCTCAGGCCGGCGAGGTTGATGGACGTGTAGTCGAAGGCGAACACCGCGCTCTGGCCGAGGCCCAGTGTGTACCAACTGGTGCCGTCCGTCACCGCCGTGGCGCTGTCGCCGGGCGTGAGTGTCAGGGACGCCGCGCCGTTGATCGTCTCAGCGCCCTGCGGGTCGATGACAAGGTTGCCCGCGCCGCCGTTGCGGACGGCGATGAACCAGTCACCGCCAACCGAGGGCGCAGTCGGCAGCGTCAGCGTGCCGAGGCCACCCGTCCAGACGAGCATCTTTGCGCGATCGGAGCCGCCAGCCGTGAAGTTGCTGTTGAAGAGCGTGACGGGCGTGGACTGCGACAGCGTCGAGCCGGTCGCCGTCAGGCCGAAGCCGGCCAGCGCCGAGGCCTGCGCCTGCGCCGTGGACGCGCCGTAGCGGAACGTGCGCCACGTGCCGGCGGCGGTGGTGTTGTCGGTCAGGTAGATTTGCCACTGCTCGCCCTGCCCAATGGACAGGAGCGTGCCGCCCACGCTGTTCTTGACCGTGATGGTGGACGGGCCGAGGTTGTTGAAGAGGATGGTCTGGCCGCTGCCCGTCTCGTTGGCCGGCGGCAGGCTGATCGCGTACGCGCCGGTGGGCGTCACATCGATGATGCGCGCCGCCGGCCGCAGGAGCGTGTTGCTCTCCAGCGGCCAGTCCAGCGCCGTGTCGGCCGTCAGCGCAAGCGCCAGATACGACACATCCGAGGGATAGATGGTCGTGCCACCAAAAATCTGTGTATAGGTGTTAGTCATGCGGCCGACCTTTCCGCGCGTTGTTTAGCATATCTGGCGCGCCGTTGCTCCGAGGATTTTTTGCGGGCCTCCTCAGTCCACTGCCTAGCCGCTCGTTCTCTGGCCGCTTGCCGGGCTTCGGGCGTCCACTGTGCGAGTGCTCTTTCACGCTCGCGGGCGCGATCTTCAGCAGTCCAGACGCGCGGGCCCTTGAGGCGTATCGGTCTGCACATGGTTACGCGGTCATATTTGCGCTCGGCGGGCGACGCCCGCATTCCTGCTGTGATCTGCGCTTCAATAGTTTTGCGAAATGACGCAGCGCGTTTGGCTGCATGCTCCGCGCTTTGTTTGCGCCCCCTTCGCGCAGCACTGAGTTTGGCTCGGGTCTCGTCAGACGCTTTTTGTCCCTTGCGACGTTGGTTTGCAGCAAGCTGTTTCGGGCTACATACTCCGCGTTTTTTGGCACCAGCGGCAGCACGCTGCTCTTCAGTGAGCGGAACGCCGTCACCACCCGTCGTCATGTTATAGCCGGCGGGCAGCAAGCAACCCGTTTCTGCGATAAGCCGCACCTCTTGCTCGCACGCCGAAGCGTGGTCAGCACACACCAAAAGTACTTCGACCGAAAAGGCTTCAGGCCCGTACTTGCGGATGGCGTTGTACAAGGCCGTTTTGCGCTTCCACTTTGCGTTCAGCAAGTGGGTCTGGAAGCGCTCTTCGGCCGTTTTTGACGTGTACCCGATATACGCTTTGCCGTTCGCCGAGCAGGCTATTTTGTACAGCGTGTACATTATGCCTCTTTCCGAACCGCCGAACGGTCAAGGATTTTGGCGAGGTCTTCGCCGTTAAGCATCGCGGCCGCGCGATCATACATGTTCTGCCAGACGGGGATGCGCTCGTCGTTCTTCAGGAACGGCGTGGCCTCAAGCAGCGTGCCGTATAGCAAGAGCTGCGGCGCGTACTCACTCAGCCAGTTGGTCTGCACGGCGTCGTCCAGCAGCGGCGGCAGCTCGTAGTACAGCACCTCGAATGGGTAGGCCGCGTCGGGCGTCGGCGAGATCAGCCAGTGGCTGTAGTCGTAGTCGCTGTAGAAGATCGGCTGCGCGGTCGCGGTGCGATCCGGCCAGTAGTTGAGCATGTACTCGTAGGCGCGGGAGAACAGCACCTTGCGGGTGTTGTTGTTCGCGCCAGTGCCGATGTTGATGCTCACCGTGTCGCGCCAGCGGTCGGGCTTGTCGTACACCGCCACGCCGGCCTGCAGCGTGCCACTGACGATGTTGATGAAGCCTTGGATCTTGAGCTCGCGCGCGATGCGCCGCTCGGCCAGATTGATCAGGCGCGGGATTTGCTCGAAGACGACGGGGTCAGACGCGTAGGTCGTGCCGCGCTCAAGATAGCGCCGCACGTCCTGCTGGAGCGTCGTGAAGGTCATCGTCGTGGCCATGGGATGTCCTTATATCACTTTTGCGGCAATTGACTAGCTTCGCGCCACGCCTCGATGGTCAGCCGGTGTTTCTCCGCGCAGTCATTCCTCCGCTCGATCAGGTCTTTTTCCCACAGCAGCCGGGCTGGGTCGAGGAAGGGCTTGGGCGGGTTGTTTAACTGGGAACACGGGCTCGCCAGATTGGCCGGCGGCGGCTTCAGTGTCTGGATTACCGATGACTTCGACGAGCACCCGGACAGCGTCGTCAGGAGGAGCGCAACTGGCAGCAGCGGCAGGCACCGTGTGGTAAATCTCACGAATGGTGTTAGTCCGCTCGACGGAGCGCACATCGGCAGCGGCGCGTGTTTCTTCATATTCTGCGGCCTTTTTGTCGAGGATGATGTCGGCTTTGGCACGTTGCTTTCCCGCCTTTTCCAGAGCCTTTGCATACGCCGCGTCACACTGCCAATCGCGGACTTTGTATCCTGCGACGGCACCGACAACGAGAGCGCCTGCCGCCGCGTAAAGCATGATCGGGTTAGGGATCACGCCAGCCACCCGGCAAACTTCTTCGTCTTCAGCTTGCGGTCGTCGAGGCCGTGCGTGCCGCCGTTGATGCGCTTGGTCAGCGCGAGAATGGCGGTGTCGTTGATGCCTTGATCGCAGATCGACCAAAGCCTGTTCTTGTCGAAGAACCAGAGGGCGCTCTCGAAGCAGAGTTCGCTCGCGACCAGATCGGGGTTCGTCATTACGTCCGGCCGCTTGATGTAGTCCGAGAAGGCCTGATAGTTCGCCTTGCCCGTCAACTGGAGCGCGCCGCGACCGCGATACTTCCAGCCATCGCCGGATGCCTCGACGCCGTTGCCCATGCGGCCGCCGTAGACGCGGTTGGCAATCTTCTGCGGCTGGCGCTCGTATGCCTTGGCCATGGCCTCGGTCGGGAAGTACTTCCCGAAGATGCCGCGCAGGCCGGGAGCCCCGTAGCTCAGGTTCTCACTGAACGCCTTGAAGCCGCCGGTCTCGTGCGCCGTCTGGGCGAAGAAATGCGCGGCGCGATTAGGCGACAGCTTGTAGTAGGCGGCAGCCGCCTTGAGCGTGCCGGGGCCGAATGCGCCATCGGCGGTGACGCCGATCTTCTGCTGGAGGTTTGCGAGGCTCATCCGTCTTTCTTCTTGTTCCAGAGTTCGAAGAGCGTCTTGATCTTCTCCTCCGCCACGCCGAGGCGCACATCCATCTTGGCGAGGATGATCGTCAGGGAGATGAACGCCAGAACAACGGGCCAGAGCTGGCCGATCAGTTCGACGGTGGAGAGGTTGCCAGTCACTTACGCCCCCGGATTGCGCCAGTCAGGAAAGTCGCTCTCGTCAACCACGCCGTCGCCGTTGGCATCGTAGCGCAGGTCGTTGCGATACTTCTCCCACGGGGCCATGTCGTCGTCCTCGTCGGCCACGGGAGCGGCGGGCTCAGGTGCGGTGATTTCCGGCGCGGGCTGTTCTGGCTTCTTATCACGCGCGTTGGCGTTGAGGCTCAGGCCGCCCAGCAGGCCGACGAACGCGCCGATGACCATGTTGAAGGCGGGGCCGACGATCTCGAAGACCTTGTCGCTGTCCACGATGTGGTTCGGCATGAACAGGCCAATGACCAGCGCGGCCACGACGACCAGCACAACGCAGGCCAGCGTGACAACGGCCATGCGGATC